GAAATGGCCGTGATTCTGCCCCTTTCCGAGGAAGGCTCCTTTGAGAATCTCACCCGGCAGGTCAAAGAGGCTCTGCCTACCGCTCTGGATAGATGGTGGTGGATCAGGCGTACCTACCCCACGTTTGTGGTAGCAAGTCGGGAAACCATGGGCGGAGACATGCAGGAGCTTTACCTCATCGGCTACGAAGTCACCGAGGACGGCATACAGATTGCGCCGGAGTCGGAGTGGCAGAAGGTGGAGGCCGAAGAGGTCTTTGTGACGGCCGAATACACCGAAGGCGAGGAAGACCCCGATCTGCTCGCCAAGTTCACGTCTCTCGTTTCCGAGATGGAGGGACTTATCAAGGGCAAAACCGGAGCGCCCCGCCTGCGTGTGTGGTTGCAGGAAACGCAGAAGGGCCTCTCCGCCATTGCAGCAAAAGCCGCCAAGCAGGTTGCGGACAAAGCAGGTGAGAAGGACATGTCCGACGCGGCAGAAAACGCCAGAACCATAGGAGAACCGAGCATGAAAAATGCAGTGTGCCTCGCTTTGGGGCTCCCCGAGGACACGCCGGACGATGATGTTCTGGCGAAGATTCGGGAGCTCACCGAAGCCGAAACCCCCGAAACCCCGGAAGTGGATATGAAGGCGTATGTCGCCAAGGACTCCGAAGAATACGGCGAGCTTCGCCAGATGGCCGAGGAAGGCCGAGCGGCCAAGACCCGTCTCTTTGAGATGGAGCGCGATCTGAAGTTGGATAAGGCCCTTGCCGAAGGGCGCATCACTCCGGCCGACGTGGAGCAGTGGAAGGCCGATTACGCGGCCAACGCCGAGCTCACCGTCCGTCACCTGGAGGCTCTGCCCAAGACGGTCAAGCTGGGCGCAAGCGGAAGCTCTGAGGGCGGCCAGGAAGTGCGCGATCTCTCCGATCGCAAGGTGCTTGACGAGACGGTACGCAAGTACCGCGCCGAGCATCCCGGTGTGACCTACGAGGAGGCGCTCGCCGCCGTACAGTAAACCCCCCTACATTCTGCTGACCCAAACTGGCCGTCCGCATAGGGCGGCTTTTTTTATGAGGTGAATCATGTATCGAGACAATGTTTTCGGAGCGCTTCTTGACGCGGCCGCCGACTGTGGCGATGTGGTCAAGCTGGGCTCCGACGCTTCGCACGTGACCCCGGTCACGGCCGTTACCGACGTTCCTTACGGAGTCATTCTGGGCGGAGACGCGGGCGAGTTGGATGACGTGGATCTTGTCGCCGGCGACTTCGTTGACGTGGGATTCGACGGCATTCTTCCCTGCACTGCCGGTAAGGGCGGCGTGACCGCGGGCGGCTGGGTCGTTGCCACTGAAGGCGGGGTCGTTATCGACGTCCCCGAGTCCCTCGATGCTGAGACCACGGTTATTGCGCTCGGCATCGCCACCGCTGCCGCCGATGAGGGCGACCCGGTAGACGTGGCCATTATGCGCTGCGCCTTCACGGTACCCGAATCTGGGAGCTAATCCCCTCTCCCTGACAGTTCCAATTCTAGGCAAGGCCGCCTCCGGGCGGTCTTTTTTGTGAGGTGAAGAATGCCCGCTCCCCAGACCACTCACGTTGATCCGGTTCTTACCGGCATCAGCGTTGAGTACACCAACGCCGAGTATGTGGCGAAGAAACTGTTCCCGGTGGCGACGGTAGCTGCTCCGGCCGGACAGTACGTCAAGTACTCCAAGAAGAACAAGTTCAAGGTCGGCAAGTACATCGTGACGGCCAACAGCCAGGTGCCCCAGGTTGACTGGGTGTCGAGCTTCGACAACTACTCCGTGGAATACCACGGGGTCAAGAAGCCCATCTCCGAGATCGCCAACCAGTGGGCCGCCTCCGGCGCGGGCCAGGTTCAGAGCCTTGAGGTCTACACGACCAAGTTCCTCAAGAACCTGCTCCTGCTCGAATACGAGAGCGCCGTGGCGACGCTGGCCACCACGACTGCGAGCTACGGCAGCAACCACGACTCTCCCAGCACCAGTTGGAATGAGTCCGGCGCTACCGTGATCGCCGACGTGAAGGATGCCATCGCATCTTGCGCCAAGCGCCCCAACACTATGGTCATCGGCCGCCAGGTCTACGACAAGATCACTGAGGATTCCAACATTCTGGCTCGGATTCAGTATTCCGAGCGGGGAATCATCACTCCCGATCTGCTCGGAGCCCTGTTCGATATCCCCAACGTCTTTGTTGCCTCCGCTCAGGAGGAAGTCGGCGGTGACTATCTGTGGGGCGATAACGTGGTGCTCGCCTATGTCGAGCCCAACATCGGCCCGGAGATTCTTACCTTCGGTCTGACCTTCTCCCCGGACGGTGAGGACTTCATACGCTCCTACCGCGACGAGACCATCGGACGCGGCGCTCAGGTGATCGAGTCCCACTGGGCCTATGACGTGGTTGTTGTGGCCCAGGAGGCCGGTTATCTCCTGAACGATCTGATGGCCGACGGTAGCTAACCCCGACACTAAGGGAGGCGCAATCTGCGCCTCCCTTTACCTTCTCTTCGAGGTGGATAGATGAGCTACGCGACATATCAAGAGGTCGGGCAGGTGGCCGGGTTCACATTCGACATCACGTCGAGTCCCGTGAGCAGCGACCAGGTGACCGAGTTTATCGAGCAGATAGAGTCCGAGATGCGCGGCGCTCTGGACGCGGGCGGATACGACACCGACCCCACAGACACCAACGCCGTCAACGTCCTGCGTCTTTATTGCTCGCTCGGCTCGGCCGCTATGGTCATGCAGGCCCGCAAATCCCCCGATGACGCCGCCGCCTTCCAGCGCCGCTATGACGCCTGGATGACGCTGGTTCGTCAGGGTAAGGCCGGTCTTCCGACCTCCGGTAGCGTCTCGGCGCTTCCCACCTCGCGCTACGTGAAGTACCCCTCCACCTATCCGGCGCACGCTTTCAAGCGCAGTGAGGTCCAGTGGTGAAAGAGTTCACTTTCCGTCCGTTCGCGTCCGAGGCCCCGCAGTGGCACTACGCCTTCTCGCGTTTTGCCGATGGTATCTCGGACTGGCGGCCGGTGCTGGAACAGATAGCCGATGACTTCAAGAAAGGCGAGGTTCAACAGTTCGCCACTGAAGGACAGTACGGCTCCGGAGGCTGGAAGGCGCTTTCTCCCAAGTACGCCGTGTGGAAAGAGGCTCAGAAGCCGGGCGCTCCCGTGCTGGTGTTCTCCGGATTGCTCAGGCGAGCGGCCACCAATCCCGATGTCGTTGTTACCAAAGACCGGCTCACGATTACCATCGACGATTCCGGCTCCTATCAGGTGTTCTCCAAGCGCGAGGGGCGGCTCGTCACCAAGCACAAGCCCGCCGTAGCCGGATACCACCAAGAAGGCAAAGGCAATCTGCCGGTGCGGAAGGTTATCCAACTACCGGAGTCGCAGATTGTGCGTTGGCGCAAGATGTTCCAGAGCTACATGGTAGCCCAGCATCGGGGAGGTGCTATCCGTGTCTGAGATCAAAGGCCCGGAGCCCATAGCCGATCGCGTAGCCGAGATTCTTGAATCAGAGATGCCGTCCAAGCTGGCGGCGCTTGATGCTCTGTTTAAGGATTTTACGCTTAGAGCCATCCAAGCCTACTACATAGGCGATTCGGACGGTAAGTACGTTTGGCCTTGCATCACCATCTCAGATGCAGAGCCTGAGACTCTGGCGGCTGTATCCGACGGCAGGTATCTCGCCTGGCCTTTGGAGATAGCCATTCTTGACCTGGACGAAGGCGGAGGCTATCAACGGCTTACCCGTTCGCTCTGGCGCTACCAGCGGGCGGTAACGGAGATTCTGCACACGTACAAGACCGAGGCCGGATACTGGCTCGGCATTCCACGTATCGAGCCTATAACCAGAGGCCCGTACCCCGTGCTTGAGGTGCCGGAGCAGATGGTACTCGTCAAGGGTGTGCGTGCCTGGTTCCTGAGTACCGAAACGTTCTAATCACGTTCTATGAGCCGCCCTTTCGAGGCGGTTTTTCATGCCCGAGAGGAGCTCGTATGACAAAGCTCATCAAGCCGGGAGTTGACCAGACCATGTTCATTGAGAACGGACGCCTGTATCGGTTCACCTTCCCGGTGGAGACCGCAGACAAGAAGACCATCCGCATGCTCAAAAAGCGCGGGGCTGTTGTCGCTCCGCGTGTGCGGACCTCCTTCCCCAGCACCCCCGCGAAAGGAGGTGAAAACGAATGATAAATCCCAGCATCTTTGATTTCCAGATCGCGCTGCAGTCCGAGCAGGGCACGGGTGCCGATGCACCCAGCCATTACCTGTACTGCCTCTCCGGGTCCGATGTGAAGGCCGACCCCGAAGTGGTGACGGTACCCATTGGTGAGGCGAGCCGGGTTAGCGACGGCATCAGCTTCATCGCCGGTGCTCCGGTCGCCGGGAACCTTGTCATCGTCGCCCAGGATGACATGCTGCCGTTGGTGCAGCTTCTGTGCCTGGGTGATCTTGACACGTCCGGCACAGGCGACCCCTACGCCCATGCGGGCACCATCAACCAGACGGGCGGCGTGCCTTACTTCACCCTGTTCAAGCACGTCGATGATCTCTATGAGAAGTTCATCGATTGCAAGGTGAACACCTTCCGGTTTGAGACCTCCGCCGAGGGTGAAGGCCAGCTTCTCAAGGTGACGCTCGGCATCGTCGGCATTGGACTTCCCACCTATGAGGAGGAGTGGGCGAACCCGGCCACTGCCGAGGACAAGGACAAAATCTTCCTGTGGCACTACGGGGCAAACTCCTGGTCGGTCGATAATACGGCGGTCGCCGGTATCTCCGAGTTCATCTTGGAAGGCAACAACAACCTGGCCACCGTGCCGGGTGAAGACAAGACCGGCTACGCGCTGGCCGAGCAGAAGGGTGACATCACCTGCTCTACCCGGCTCGTGGTCGAGGACCTGGAAAGGTATCTCACCTACATGTATGGATCTTCGAGCCCCTCGGCCTCAACCGAGATGACGCTCGATTCCATCCCCACCGGTCAGTTCTCCTGCAAGCTCGAGCGCGTAGCCGCTTCGCCGGGAGCGGAGCGGTCCTTTGCCGTCTCCATCCCTGAGCTCACCTACGCCGTGGGCGAACCCCCGGCCATAACCCCCGATCCGAGCGGCGCTCCCATCTACCAGACCTTGGGAGGTCTGGTGACCGGGGACGATCCCAAGATCACCATCACGACCAAGAACGGCACCGATACCTACGAACTCGGTTCCTAACCCCGTTCCACGTCCTGGGGATGCGTGGGTCCCCCATGCGCTCACGCTCCCCAGGACACCCTTAGCATGGGAGATGAATAGATGCCTGATATCGACACCACCTTTCTGCGTACCCAAAACACCCTGACGTTTCGCAACGTCGAGTATCCGGACGGCTCAACCCAAGACTGGAAGGTTCCCCCGTTCTCGCCGGAGACGGAAGCCTCGTTTTGGGACTGGATGGAGCGCCAAGACAAGCGCCGGGAGCAGCAGATAGAGGCACATGCCAAGCGCGAGCGGCTGCCTATCGTCACCAAGGGCGTGACCTGGGCCGAGCTTCTGGCCGTAGCCGTCAAGGAGCCCGAGCTTGACGCTGAGTATCTGGCGGCCAACTTCGATGCGCTTTTCCTTGAGGACCTGGGGAGGGCCGTGCAGGATTTTTTCTTGCGGAGACGGCTGCCCGACGGCATGTTGGGCGCTCCGGAGGAAAGCCCACAACCGACGACATAGAGCTTAATTACTGCCTGGCCGTGTCCGCCTATGGAGCGGGAACGCTGGACAACCTACTCACCTGCCGGGCCGATCGCCTGGCCGTGATGCTCCGCCAGCTTCCCAAGGTGCTGGAACTGCTCTATGGGCTCAAACCGGCCTCATCTGATCTGGAATCCGAGGGGCGCTCGCTCATCGAAAAGGTGAGAAAGCGCCTGGGGAGATAGCTCATGCCTGAAGTCGATACGCAAAAGTACGTCAAGTCCCGTCCGCCTGCCCGCGTGGTGCGCGGTGAGGACTTCCCCATCGTCCGTGACGAGGTGACCTACTACCCCCACGCCGGGGAGGAGGTGCGCTTTGTTGGGGAGCCGTCTAACGGCTTCACCCAAGACCTCGTGCGCCTGGCCTACCTTCTGAGGCTCGCCACCCGCGAGGAAAGCGGGATGCTCCGGATAGAGGACGGCGAGGAATTGGAACGGCTCTTCGAAAGCATCCGCTTGGAGCTTGAGGGCCATATCCAGTCCTGGACCTGGACCGACTCAACCGGCCGGGAACTGCCCGAGCATCCCACAGTGGAAGACCTACGCAAGATTACCCTCTCTGAACTTCTGGGGCTGGGGTACGCGCTTATCCCTGAGTAGAACTTTCTTCCCTCGCGAAAGGAGGTGAAACCCCATGAGCGAAGTCGTTGACGCCGGAAAGCTTCGCATGATTATTGATGCGAATTCGGCCGGGCTGTCCAAGGTCCTAAAACTTGCTGACAAGCAGGTGGCTGCGTTCTCACTGTCCGGTTCGTCCAATCTCACCAAGTTTGCGAAAGTCGGCGATGCGGGTTTCGCCGCCATCGGTGTTGCCGCCATCGCCGCTACCGCCACACTCGCCAAGTTCGGGACCAAGTTCGAGGAAGTCGAGTTCATAATCCGCAAGGCGACCGGAGCCACGGGTAAGGACCTGGACGCTCTCACCGATTCCATGAAGCGCGTCTATGCGGGGGTGGAGGCGGGCTCGGCCGAGGTTGCCCAGGCTCTGGGTGATCTGAACACCCGCACAGGCCAGACCGGGGAATCCCTGGAAC